GCATTTATTAACATAGTATTAGATGGTCCACTATCTACACTGACAGGTTTGAAATTGTCTGAACGCTTAGGTGCACATGAACTTATACCGCTTATTCATGAGTCACAAGTAAATGACACCTTAGATGTATCTGCCAAAGATAGATTGTTTGAAATGTTTGGCGGTGCAGCTGGGTCATTGGCTGTTAATATATCCGAAGGGGTAGGTCTATTTACCAAAGGCGAAACTGAAAGAGCTATTGAAAAGTTAGTTCCTAATGCAATAGTTAAAAACGCATTAACTGCTACTCGATATGGTACAGAAGGTAAGATCAATGCTAAAGGTGAAGAAGTTATTGCTAAAGAAAAGTTCACACCTTATGACCTATTTGTACAGTCGCTAGGTTTTACACCTTACAAAGTATTCAAAGGTGAAGAGAGTGCCAGAAGTGCTAAAACTGATATCAGTTTTGTTCAAGATAAACGCACAGAACTATTAGCTGAGTTTAGAGAAGCTCTTAAAGAAGGCAATACAAAAGAAGCTTTGGCAAACATTATGGCGTTTAATAAGAAATATCCATTCGCGTGGATTAATAATAAAAGTATTAAACAGTCTGTAAAAACTTCAGCTAGAGCTAGAGCAACTTCTATTTATGGTATGAACTTTGGCAAAGGTGAAGCGGCCATGCGTGAGAAATATCCAGGTATGGTAGATGACGATAGTTTTGACCTTGAAGAAGACGAAGATTAGTACACAAGACCTCACAGTGATGAGCTGTGAGGTTAACCTTTTAGGTTAGTTGGATAAATAGTTATAAAGCCAGAAAGCGTTAGAGACAACAAACCCTGTAAAAAAGAAAGACATTACTCTGGTAAGGGTGATGATTCTTGCCGCAGATGTCTGTAATACAAATCGTTCTTCAGCAAACTCGTCTTCATCGTCATCTTCAAACCCTTGACTTATCAACACTAATGCATTGATTAGATCACGATTACGGATAAGGGGGTTATCGCTTAGTATTATGCTCATTGTGGTTCTCCAAAGATTATAGGTGCTACTTGCTGTAACTCTTTCTGTATTGCCAATGCTACTGCACGTACTTCAGTTTGGGCTGATTTGCTTGATCTAAGCTTAATAAAATCGACCCAAGCCTGATAGTTGCCTGATACGTAAAGCTCTGTCTCTTGCGCTTGTGGGAGGATATATCGGGCATCTTGTTTGGATACACCTGCTTCACGAAGTTGTTTGTATACTTCTTTAGATAACGTCAGATAATTACCCACCGTCTTTTCATGAAGTCTTAAGGATTCTGGTATCAACATTAAGGCATCACTCTCATCGCAGTAGCGTGAGCTACGTACCAAGTAAGATAGGTGTACACTTCTGGTTAGTTGTGCAAGGCATACTCGACTGATTCCTTCAATCTTAAAAACAGCCATACCAAAACGTAGACAACTTAGGTGTCCAACATCTATTATGTGTTTTAATCTTTTCTCATCATTACCATCTTTGCCATAACAAATACCAGCGTATTTGCCTAGGTTCAATGGGTTTGTATATTCTTCTAAGGTTACTTTCATTGTATTATCTCTGTTATTACCGCTGATGTTTGATTTCAATATCGTATAACGGGTACTCTTTCTCACACTCTTCACATACTTGTATTCTCAAACCATAAAAATATTTAAAGTGCTTACAAATGTGCGGAGGTGCAAACCATCTCCTAATTAAGGCTCGCATTTCTTTTCCTTATATGTTCATCTACAGATTTGTCATAACCAGGAATATGATCCTCATCAACAACGGTTGAGCGTACAAACCTATATCTATACGCATCTTTTTTTAACTCGGCGATCTCAGCTTTTAACTGTTCGTTCTCTACCCTTAATGCCATAAATTTATTTCGGATAAAGTCTTTCTCTTGGTTAGAAAGTTCCATCATTCGGTCTCCAAGATTTTGATCCTGCGGTCTAAGTAGAATCTAGCTTTCTTTAAATCTTCTAGCTTATTAATCTTGTATCCTGCACGAGACACATACTTAATTACATTAGCTAAGTGAAAGTCCTTATCCAACCCTTTAGCCTCTAGGTAATCTAGTACCTCAATTCCACCATGCGTGTAATGGCTCGGGTTATTAATAGGGTCAGCTGGAACTTTCTTAGGTTCGTGGGAATAATGACTTAGGTTATTAATGGTTTCAGCTGGAATCTCTTTAGGTTTCCATACAGGTTTTACAGTTGATTCTTCGTTTATCATATAGTCTCCATATTGTTTAGGGTAATTCAAAAGATTAATGGGAGGGAATATAAAGGATCCCCATTTCACCAACCACTCCTTTCAGCCATTTCAGCGCACTCTTTAGAACACCAACGTCTGTTATCCATTACAGGTGCGTCGCATTCCCAGCACTGGCCTGATTCGTTAGAAAAGATGTCTAATTTAGCACCTTTTGCCAGCTCTATTTGTTTCTCTAAGATCAGTTGTGCCTGATCGTTTGCTTTATCTATTACATCAGACATAGCTTTTCTCACATGCACGAAATGGGTTTTTCAATGGTAGTTGTATTACAACTACAAAAACTTCAGATCGTTGTTTATTTGTTTTCTTGTTAGCCATATGTCTCTAGCAATGTGCCAATACAGTTAAGTTAAGGACTATAGAAGCGATAAGTAATCCAGTTGTTACAACTAGGTATGCTCTATATTTTTGAGCTTTAAATTCGCTCTCATCTACGTTATAAAATCTCATCTTCTCGACCCTGATCAATTTTAGAAATGTCGGCTAGTATAGCATTTAAACCTGTAGATCCGAAGCCTTTATCACTACGAGTTGTTTCATCTAAGTCTTTTACTACTTCAAGTGTTACAGCAGGTACGGGTACGATCATTAGCTGTGCGATACGATCTCCAGGTTTGATAGGTAATACGGTATCGCCATGATTGCATAATAAAACCTTTATCTCACCCCTGTAACCTGCATCAATAACTCCTGCTCCAACCTCTATACTATTCTTTACAGCAAGTCCGCTACGAGACTTAATGATGCCGCAGTAACCTTCAGGTATTGCCATACGCACACCTGTGCTAATTAGCTGCCTGCTGTATCCATATAGATGCGTTTCCTCATTAGCTTCAATATCAAAAGCTGCGTCAGATGGATGGGCTTTGTTTAGTTGCTTAGTTGTTTTAATTATCATGTTAATGCCTTTTTAATTGTTTGAATTAGATCGTTTGTTAAATGGTCATCATCGTAGTTAATAGTCTCTAACCTTTCTACAGCATTGGTTAGTAAATAATCTTTTGTTACTATTTCTCGTGAAAGCCTATGCACCATGCCCTTAAGTGTGGTCAGGTCATCTTTTAATTTGTAATTTTCTTTTATGTACTCATCATTGTCGTTAACATCGTCCCAGTATTTTGATTGATCTTCATCTCCTCCGTTAAACATTGTTCTTTTTCTCTTCTAGTTCTCTTCTTTTTTTCTCTATTATCATTGCATCAGCTATATCATATGACCACATTGCTATCCGCATAGGGTCTTGTGCAAACTCTTGCAAGTTCCAAGTCTTCTTAGTCATTAACCCATTCATAGCCGCTATAGCTATCTTATCTCTTGTATTCATTACTCTTTCTCCATATCAATAGGTGCATTGATCTCTTTCATATAATCTAAAACCGCTTGTGCTAAAACACTTTTATTATCTTGCCTCATACATAGCACTAGGCGTTTTATATTATCTTGTTGTATATCAAATTCAAGCTGCTCTAAAAAGGCTTTAAATACTCCAAAGTTCTCTTGGTCACGATTAAAATCAATAACCCATCTATCATTTTCTGTTCGGTAGTTTAGTATTATTTGACTGCTCATCATTCGTCCTTCATTGCAATGTCATCTATCAGTATATAGTCGGCGCTCATACCTTGCATTTTCTGTGGTAAATTTTTATTATTAATAACTACTGCCCCCGTCATATGATCTGCAAACCCTTGCATAGCGGTATTAAATGTTTCAGTATCTACCGACTCTCTTAATTCTTCAATAGCTCTCATAAAATATTTTATTGTTTCATCTCTAGTCATTGCCATTTTTCTTCTCCCTTTCTTCTAACATTGCATCAGCATAGGCATACGCTGACTTACTTAGAGCATGTTTATTTTTCTGCTCTCGTTTTGGGTATAATAAATCTTCAGGATCGCACCCCATATATTGAATAAACCCCTGCAGTACAGCTGTTGCTATCGTATCTCTTAGTTCAGTCATCTTTTTTTCCTCTCTGCCAGCATTCTCTCTTCTAACATTGCGTCTGCCATGATGTATGCAACTGAACTTATGTATTTATAATCTATATCATCGTCCATAGCTAATACCCCTTGCATTGCAAGTCCAGCAAAGTGGTCACGAAGGGCTGCAGTATCATCATTACGAACTTTGGCGCTGTAGCCATCGTGGTACAAATGTGCTGCAAACTTATCTACGTCACCACTTCTTATGTTACATTCCGCTGCTAACTTTCTTACTTTATTCATTCCTCACCTCCAATGCCATGATGTTTTTCAGCATCTCTAAAACCCAAATAATATCCTGCAATGCCCTCGTCTGTTATATTAGCCCCAGCAAGTACATCGAGTTTATCTTCACTCAAAGGCTCTTGCTTCTTAACATATATTTTGCCATCAATAACGATTGTATTGCCTAGTTCAGGAAAACTATCAATCTTACCAATTAGATTCATTCCCCACCTCCAATACCGTGATGCTTTTTCAATAGCTTTGTTAGCTCCCCTATACGCCATGAGCAAATACATATAGCTACCGTTAACAACCCTATAGAAACTATCATTACCCACCTCCAATACCGTGATGCTTCTCAGCAAATTCAACACCCGCCCAATAACTGTAGGGATGTGTGGCTTCATCATCAGCTTTAAAACCGTTTGATATTTCTATACCAGTTAACGGTTTTAACGGTGCTGAGTATAGCTCTGTAACTATACAATATTTATAAACTCGTTCCATTGGTTTAACCGTATGAATCTCTTTGATAGGCTCATTATTAAAATGGGTTTCTACCATCCAAGCCACAGGCTCTGATGTAGGCTCAGGTTGGGCTAGGAATGTTTCAATGTCTTTGTATAGTCTGTGGCTAATGAAAAAATCACCATCATCATCTCCAGATATAACTCTTTCTAACAATTCTCTTTCTTTACTCATTTGCGTTCTCCATCAAATGTCTTAATGGTTCTAAACTGACCACATTTATTTCCTGGGCTTTCCTTGAACATATAACACCATTGATAAGTAGACTCTGCATATGAACCTAATTTGTAATAGCAATTCTTACAATCAGCATCAGGTAACTCTCTTTCTTTACTCATTCCCCACCTCCAATGCCGTGATGCTTCTCAGCGTCTCTAAAACCCAAATAATATCCTGCAATGCCCTCGTCTGTTATATTAGCCTCAGCAAGTACATCGAGTTTATCTTCGCTCAAAGGCTCACGTTTTGGCGGTGCAGTGTAGAGAGGAATTAAATTTAGACCCTCATAAAAGTTGCAAACAACCCTTTTAACAGGCTCGCCATATTCATCTACCCACTCATGTAGCCAAGCCACAGGCTCTTGCTCAGGTTCAGTAGATATATAAACATCTCTAGGATCTATTCGTTGCCCTCCTTTAGAAAAGCTTACCCCGTAGGTTGTTAAATCTTGGAACTTATCTTCTCTATCTTTACTCACCTTTCTTCTCCAATTCTTTTACATAGTCGTTTAGCTTAGACTCAATAATCTTTTTAACTTTAATAGCAATATCAGATTGCGCAACTTCTCTACCTATTGATGCACCCGCCATCATGTATATTGTTTTCTGCGATGGTATAAAAAAGCATACCACTACAATTATTGCGCTTATGTGCCCTATTTTTTTACAATAGTCTACCGTTTTAGAGCTATCGTCATCCTTATCCCGCATATTTACCCCAGCAAAAATTAAAGCGCCAATAATAACTGAGACGGCAATAACTCTAATAGCTGGAACTCTGTCAGCTAAATCCGCAACATAAATCAATAGTTCAATACTCATTTCTCTTCTCCAACATTATATGAGATGCAATCTATCATTATTTGTCTTATTCTTTCCTCGTCAATAGTATCTTTTAACGCTTGTTCAAGTTCTGCTTCTTCATTAACATATATTTCATTTAAGTAATCTTTGACCTCATCAGCTAACCATTCGTATTCCTTGTCGTCTTCTAGTATCCTTGCTACTTTTTTAAATAGGTTTACCACTGCTTCTCTGTTCATCACATACCTCCAAACTCAATAAATAGGTCACACTTATCTTCATCATTATTTAACTCTTTCTTAAAGTCCCCAAACCACTTAATCGGAGCTGGGTCTATTTCAATAGTCAAATGCCTTTGACACGCTCTGCGTTGATCGCAATCTGTACCCAAGCACCTAGCGTTGTCATTTGGCAATGGGTATTGCATTTGTTGTAGTTTCATGCGTAGACCTCTGATTTATTTCTACGAATTTCGTCACAGTACTTTATGATCTCTGCGTTATTTCTCATGAAATTAACTATATGTACTGCTGCTCCGGTAAGTTTTATAGGTTTCTTTTTAGGTGAGTAGAACGCCACAACCTCACGTACATATGGTAACCACTCTTCGATCTCATCACGGCAGTATAGAGAAGTACCGTCACAACGTGCCATCTTAGCTTTAGGCATCTTATACGATTCGGTTTTACTTATCTTGGTTGCCAGATCCTCTTTAACACCGATCATTCGACCTATTTGTTTGAGCGTTATTAAATAACTACCGTCCTCTAGCATTTCCTGTTTCTTTTTGTTCTTGTGATACCATTCTCGTCTAGCAGCTTTCTCTGCAGTATCATTAGTTTTTCGCCTAGCAATTCGTTTAATTTTTAATTCTTCTCTATTTCTTTCTCGATATTCTTTATTGCGAAGAGCTTTTTTTATTTGCTCTTCTGTTTTACGTTCTGTTGCAACGTCTTCTTTTCGAACTGAACGTTTAGCTGCATTGATACGCTCCTTATTTTTATGATAGTAAGCGAGAGCCTTTGCCTTATTTTCTTCATGGTTTTGGTAATAGTGAGTATTCATGCGACTTTATCCTCGACCCAAAACGGGTGGTTCTCTCTTTTAGCTTTAAGATGCGCTTCAGATGCTTGCTCTGCTGTATTGAAATAGCCTAAGTTTTTATATTTTTCGTTGAGTTTTATACGCGCCGTCCATTTTTGATGCCGCTTACTCCAACTGACACCCCTGAAGCCCGACGTGTTATCCGTTCGAGGGCTTGATTGATTGTGACTATTTTCTTGATGGGTAGCTAATCGTAAATTACTTATACGATTATTACTTGGATTTTCATCAACATGATCTAATCCTTTTTTTGGAAATTCCCCATAGATATATAACCAAGCTAATCTATGCGCAAGATATAATTTACCATCAAGCATGATTTTAATATATCCATCTTGTCGTTTATGCCCAGCAACAGAACCTGTTTTAATCCTATTGCTTCTTTGCGTAAGATTAATAAAAAGTCCCGTTTCTGGATCGTAAGATAATAATTCTTGTAATCTTTGTTGAGTTATGATATTTTGTAGTCTCATTGTATTACTCCTCGTTGTATTGATTGCGCTCGTTGGGCATTGGGCTCCCTTAAAAAAGGAGCCTTTTTTTTATTCTATACCTTGTAGTCTAGTCATATCACCATACATATCTCTAAACAAAGGCTCTTGCCCACCATTCAATCTTTCATTGACAGCGTTATCTACAATGATACGTTCTGTTTGCTGTAGCATGTATTGATTATGTTGCGCTTCTTGTTGTTGCTCTAATGAATTGTACCCATGATAGGTATGACCATAACCGTAATCCCCTTCTTCAACAGCTAGAGCGGATGTTGATATCGCCAGTAATATGATTAATTTTTTCATTTGTATTCCTCGTTGAGATAAGTAATAAAGTTCCAGTTACGTTTATCTGGAATCACAGACGGGCGTTGTGATCGTAAATACAACATGCAGATCGGATATAAACTCAATAAGGCTCCACACTTGTATTCTCGGTGTTTATTATCCCCAACATCCGATAGGGTATCCACACAAAGAAATCTCTCTGTTGCTAAAGAATTATACAGAAGATTTACATAATGTAAACAAATAATATTTACATTATGTAAACAAATATTAAATCTCTTTGTATTTCAAAGCTTTAAGCAAGTCTTCTTGGGTTGCATCTTTGGCAGCGAGTGCGGATATTACACGATCATCTACAGTATCTCTTGCGACAATATGAATAATTCGAACAGGTTTTTCCTGACCCTGTCTATATAGACGAGCATTAAATTGTTTGTAATACTCTAGGTTCCAGTTAAGGCCAAACCACACAGCTAGACAGCCACCATGCTGCAGGTTAAGACCGTGCCCGGCTGACTGCGGATGAGCTAAGAGTAAAGGTATCTCACCTGCATTCCAACGTGTAATGGTGTTTGGATTCTGATCCAATACTTGAGCTTTAGGAAAGCGTTTCTTTAGGCGTTCAAGGTCAGTTTTAAAGTTATAAGCCACAAGAATACTCTCGCCCTCATTCTGCTCTATAAGCTCGTGTAGGGTATCTAATTTAACCGAATGTACTTCTGCCCAATTCTTATGCTCATCTGTATAAATAGCTCCGTTAGCGTACTGTAAGAGTTTATTTGCAAGTACACCTGCAGAGAGTGCTTCAACGATTTCCCCAGATTCCAACTCTAATAACAATTCTTTTTCAAAAGCATCATAAGCATCTTTTGCAGCAGTGGGTATATCTACAAACTCAGTCAGATCTATACGTTCAGGTAGCTCAAGATAGTCCTCACCTTTCATAGACAATACCATATGCGCTATAGCATTATGAATAAGTACATCTGCCCCTGCTCGTGGTGTATATTTGTACCCCATATAGTCAGCTTCAAAGAATCTTTGCTTATAAGCCGTCATTGTACGGCCTATTGCCGTACCACCATCTATAAGATACATCTGCGCCCATAGGTCGAGCAAACCATTAGGAGCAGGTGTGCCTGTAAGTAAGACCATATAATTAGTAAAAGGTATTATCTTTTTTAAAGCTTTAAATCTAAGGCTGGTTGCTGATTTAAAAGAACTGGACTCATCTATTACGACCATATCAAAAGGCCATTTCTTACCGTACTGTTTAACTAGCCAAGGTACATTCTCACGATTGATTGTATAGACATCTGCTTCACGGTGAAGACTTGTTAATCTTTCACGCTCTGTACCTGTACACACTTGAACTTTCATGTGTTTTAAGTGTCGCCATAATTTCACTTCGTTATGCCATACAGAGTTGGCTACTCGGAGTGGAGCTATGACCAGTGTTTTATGTACGCACATCTGATCTTGTAACTCAGATACAGCAGTTAGAGTACTGGTTGTTTTACCTGCGCCTAGAAAAAGAAATAGAGCACAGCGTTTCTTTTCCTTTATAAACTCAACAGCTCGTTCTTGATACTTATGTAGATCACTTCGTGAATGCACGAGCGTCCTCCAATGTATTGATTACCCTTACATCACAGCCGTATAACCTTCGTCTAGCATGGTCAAACTGTTGAGCTTCTGTCGGGTGTTTGTTAGGTGCTTTAAGTTCTACAAAAATAATAGTATTATCAAATAGAGTGATTATACGATCAGGCACTGAGCGTCTTCCTGGAGATGCAAACTTCTCACACATACCACCAAGTTCTTTAACTCGTTTGATTAAAGCTTTCTCTATTTCTTTCTCAAGCATAATATCTCTCGTCTCTATTTTGTTTCATACGTTCTCTAAATTGCTGTAAAGTTTGGTAATCAGGTAGATGGTAATCGACATCCCCCATGTCTCTTTGCATGTCTTCTAAATAAAAATAATAAAAGAAAGCATCGTCTATACTCATGTCGTCATACATATCCCACCTCTTTGAGGAGATCGTGCGCCATTTGTACGTACACTTGGTAATCCACATCCGATGGGAATGTATCTGGTAGAGTCATTAAAGGTTTGCCACCTCCAGACATGGGTACTCTGTTTGAGTTCTTGGCATAGTGAATACATGTATCTTTAGGCACTTCTGTTGAGTAGTAGAACCTAACAGCTTTACCAAGATACTCATCTTGCCAGACAGCCCCACCTGTGACCCTGCGCACAGTTACGAACTGTGTTATGTCTTGACACTCTTTAATAGTTTTCTCAACAGGAATGTTTTTGGCTACACAAAGTGCTACAGCACTCTTGACAATAGATCCGTCAGGGTTCTTAGCTAGACCTGTGGATGCGAACACACCTTTACCTTTAACCTTGCCATCTGTCTTTACAGCGAGGTAGTTATTGACGTCTCTTGATGCGAGTTTGACGTAGTCAGTTGTTTCAAGCTGATAGCTGGTATCTAATTCCCATTCAAAAGCAACAGCGTTACACTCATGTATTAAGCTTTTTGGAGCATAACATACAATACCATCAGTATTAGCAGATACGATTTGAATGCCTACTTCCTCCATGCGTTCAATGAGCATGAGCAGAGCTAACTGCCCTGTTATAGTTGTTTGAAGCAATAGGTCTGGAGCATAGAGAAGACTATATTTAGAGCCAAGTTTGCCGAATGAGCCGTTCAAAAAAATCTTAAGGGTGTTGGCAACAACATTGTCACCTTGTTTCTTGGCAGCAATACGTTCAGTAACAATACCTTGGTACAACTCTAAGAACGGTTTACCCATGTTCTTAGGTGCTACTTGTTGCTGTAAGATGATGCTTGGATAATAAGACACAACATCTCGATCCTGTAAGAACCAGTCATCAGGTGCGTTGATGTATTGACTCTTCTCACAAGAGTGTAACCCACCGATACCCATCTGATACTTGCGACCGTTGATTACAATGACTTCTTTCTTTAACCAGTCAGGTAAGGTTAGAGCACCATTGAGTCCAAGGGTAAACTTCTGATCAACAACTCGCTGTAATATTGTGTCTAGTTGCTCAGTCTTGAACCTGATGATCTCAGGGTCTAAGTATCTGAAAGTGTCTGTAGGTTTTACATTAGGACGACTTAGTTCTTTCTTAGTTATTTTTGTAAGTTCACTCGCAAGCACTGCTTCAGCAATCTGTGCATCAGACTTTGAGCGTAGATCAATACCATACTTTGCGGTCATACTTTCACGCAGAGTGATCTGAGGTAGCAGGGAGTCGTAGAGAAGTTTTGTAGTTTCTAAGTCGTTCTTACAATATGTACGAAGTTCTTCTCGTTGCTCTGGCGATATTGATGCGTCAGGGTCTATGGGTAGGTCTTGAATAGTAGGAGCGTTTAATCTACCACCGTAGATTTTAAGTGAAACCATTCCTGGAGCAACCTCGATAAGATCAATGGTGTTCCAGTCTTCTTGCATGTTAAGGTTGTTGGTTTTGTAAATGCTCCACATGGACGCATTTGATCCGATGATGCTGTCGCAAAGTCCTTTTAACTTGTCGTTATCATAACCATCTACTGCAGCAGTGATCATGGGTATGTCGAATTTGTTTGAGTTAAAACCTATAGTTATATACTTACGCATTAGATCGTTAACACGCTCTACATCCAGAGGGTGACCTTCATACATTTCTAGGTTAATAATTCGGCCTGTATCTACTTCCATTGCAGAAAGTAAGAAGTAATCTTTGTATACTTCTGTATCTATTATTATTTTCTTTTTCATATTAGTCCCTATGGGGGTAGCCCATATTTTAGTGATAAAAAAGGCCTCAATTAAGAGGCCTTAGTTTTAAGTTATTGCTTAAGAAAACATATCATCATCGTCATCAAACATATCAAAGTCGTTAACATCACCGACTGCACCATCAGCAAATGGTTCGCCATCTTTGAAGAATTGTACAGCTAAAAGAGTAGAGTTAACACGTTTACCGTATGCATTGTTCTGTACCCAGAAGTCTACAGTAGCATTAACATAGCAACCACCATAAGGTTTGCCATCTTCTTCTACTAAAGGTGTCTTATCTTTATTAACTACGATAGGGCGTTTCTTAGTTGAAGCTTTTAGAGAAAAGCAACCCGCATAACCATCATACTCAACTTCATCACCGTCACGTAAGCAAAGTTTATCAGCAGGGACTTTAGCACCTTTCAGATTTGTTTTGATTAACTCTGCAATCTGAGTTTTAATCTCTGCGATTGTATCTGCGTGTTCTTCTTTGTTGAGAAGGAAGGTACTTTCATATTTGGTCTCTTCACCGTTAAATGAACCTTTTTTGAAAAGGCTTGGGAAAGAAAGACGTACGTTTTTAAGAATTACTTTAGACATTTTATTTTCCTTTTGGTTTTGATTTTAGATTTTAGTTTTGGTTTTTTGTACTGCGAGTTAAGTATACGTCAACATTTATTCTCCTGTCAAATTTATTTTATATAATTATCTTGAATTACTGTAACTTCCGAACCTGAATTTCGGCGCACAAAGTGTGGTATTTTTACTAGCTCCCAAAAAATGTTGTGTGCCTGTGTTATTCGGCTTCGGTCGGAGCTTAATTCCCACACTTGCCCTTCATCACACAAGCCAAAAATAATACCACCTGAATCAATTATTTGTATTATTTTCATTACATTACCCTCAATCAAAGTCACTAATATCACCAGAAGATATCTCTGGTCTGTTGTCAGATTCTGGAACCATTGTCGGTTTACCCTCATGTTTAGAGATAAGACCTTCAAGTAGTCCAGCTTTCTTTTTGCCCAATGCTTTCTCAGCTTGAGGCGCAGTTATTATTTTCTTAGGTGCAAACGCTGCTTCACCTAGTTCCTCTACAAGCATTTGTTCAGCAAGTTGGGGATCAGACCAAGAGCGTGAGGATCTACCATGTACGAGCTTATAGCCTGCGAACTCCTCCCCGTTGTTAAGTTTCTCAAAGGCGAGGTTCTCTACAGCATCAAGCCAAGAGAGGATCACCTTTTTATTATCTAGAGCAAAGCGTAGGTCACGCATAGATAACTTGTCAGGGGATTTAGCATTAACAACAACATCATCAAAGTCTGCAAGCAAAGCTTCTTCAGTCAGCCTCATCAACTCTGGGCAAGTTGGCTTGGCCTTACACCACATGCAAGCTTTCTCTGAAGCTACTCTAGGCGCATCTGGCTGGGCACAAAGGGCTGCTCGATCTTTGACCCAGTTAGCCCATTCTAAAAGTTCAGCAACACTTATTTCCCAAACCGAGATGTTATCTATGCGAGGTTGGACTATATGTATAACTACAGTCTTGATCTCATAGAGAAACCCATAGTCGCATAGAGCACCAATGGCGTAGAGCTTGCCTTGAGAGTTGTCTGTAGCGTCTACCTTTACACCTTTACCGTACTTAAGGTCAATGATGTGCATAGTATCGCCATCGATAACAATACCATCGCTTGTGCCAAACCCATCAGGTACGTACTCAGAGAAGTCCACACGCTGTTCGATCATACGTGTACCTTTGAACTGGTCTACGTAATCAATGTATGTCTGCACATGCTCTACCATTTCATCATCTACTCGCCATTTTGATTCTGGTAATAGCTGATTAAGGTAACTCTTTGCCGTACGCCCATTGATTAAGCATAACTCTCCCAGTTCGTGTGCTGCTGTGCCTTCCATGGCAAAAGGTGATGAACCTCGGTCTGGTATAGACTCTTCTGCTCGCACACTGCCCGGACAGGTGAGCCAACGCTCCGATCCAGAGGCGGAAAGCTTAGCGTGTGCTGCCATTACGCTGGTACTCCATGTAATAGGTTTATCGCTGCGGGATAGAGTTGAGCAAGCTCTTCTATATCCAAATGGATATATTTCCCCTCAGAGTATATAGTAAAGTAATGTGTTGCTCCTTCATCGTTTGTTTCTATACCTATATATACGTCGGTTGCACAAGGTGATTCACCTTTTTTATGTATCGCCATTGTGCGTGGCGTATATCTATGTGTATCATGATTGATCATTTTTGTTCCTTTTTAATAGTGACTAGTTTTGAAAATAATATAGGGAGTTCTTTGTCAGAAATTTGTGACAAAGACTTTGCACCATTGAATGAAGCAAAAGCCTGTTGCACTTTCGGTTTATCATCTCGGTTCTTGTCCATGATGTCCTTGCAGAACATTGGAATCTCTTCACGTAAAGCCCCATATGATGTCTCATCTAGGTTAGGTGCTTCTTCTATATCACTTGGAGTTACAGCAACAAGTGTGTTATCTTCTTCGTCCCTAGCTTGTTTATCAGCCAATGCTTTTTCGTAAGTATTGAAATCGTCATTTAAATCTTTTGATATTTCACCAATTGCGATGGTGAGTTTGGTTACAGCGAGGGTGAGTTCCTCGATTCTTTTTTCTAAGCTCATTGTATTTCCTTTCTATTTGTTGACGGTGTTGACTAACTTTGTTAAGCTAGTGTCAACATCTTAACACAACCAATGGGAATTACAACATGAGAAATGAAATTTTTAAATATTTTGGCGGTAAGGCAAATTTAGCTAAACAAATGCTAGTACATAGGTCTTCGGTATCACAGTGGATCAAGCGTGGTATACCCGCAGTTAGAGCGATGGAGATTGAAGAGTTATCTTGTGGAAAGTTTAAGGCAGTGGAGATCATGGCAAAATGGTCAGACTAGAGTGACGTTGCAGTTAATAATTGACGAAGGATTTTTATGATCAATACAATGAAATTTCACATTGCTGTCGGAGTGGATCTGGGCGTATGTGAAAACAAAGAGATGACATGGGAGAAGTTATGCAGTGCTTTTACCACACATAAGGTTTCTCCCAGTAAGGTTGGGCGGTACTTTGTAGGCGGTTACTTCAGTGGCAATGTACGTAGGGATGAGTTTCTAGTACAGAGAACTCTGCTCGTACTAGACATTGATGATAGTGAAATGACTCAGGCTGAGTTAGAGTTTGACTTGATACTTGGGTTGGACTGTGCTTTTGTTGTGTACTCTACGTACTCACATACAAAGGATGCAGCGAAGGTTAGAGTAGTTATACCGTTAAGTCGTGGTGTTACTCCAGTTGAGTATAGAGAACTGTCGCAGAAGTTCGTAGCAGAGTTAGGTATTAAGTGTGATCCGTGTTCGTTCAAACCGAATCAGGTTATGTACACACCCAGATGTAAGAATTTAGACGATGCATGGTCGATGCGAATGGATGGTGAATGTTTAGACGTTGAGCCTTTGCTTAAGAGTGTGGATTCGGGTGTGGTTGATGTAGGCTTTGACTTAGAATCTGCCGATGTTTCTGCCGATGTTGAAGATGCCGTCAAGGGCATGTTGGCTGTGGTCGCAGCTGAACCTTTGGACATATCAGATAACGAAGTTTCTGCCTATCTTGATGCGTATCCATCCTTGGGTTCTGAGTATCACGATTGGCTTAATGTAGGGTTAGCATTGCATCATCAGTATAGAGGTAGTGAGCAGGGGTTTGAGCTATGGTTTGATTGGTCGAATGTCGGATGTGATGATGAAGGGTTCGAACGTGAGCGTGAGGATCGACATGAGTTATGGGTTAAGTACAAAGGGTTTGGCAATGGACAACGGGAGAAGCCTCGCACCTTTGCTTCGGTCAAACATGCTGTAAAAGAGCGTGGTGGACTGGACGAGGCAGTAGTTGCTGAACTGCGTGGTGTTATGGTTGCAAGTTCAGAGGACTTTGAAGAACTGTTGGTCGAGGCGTCTGAGATTGAAGACTGGGGTGCTTATAACATCTTTAAAGACAAGCTGTTGCGTATGAGTACGGTTAAGTTGGGTACAGACTTACGTTCAGCAATTGCGTCTGAGTTGTTTGCAGGGATTGGCAAGGCTAAGGGTATGAGTAAGGCTGAGATCAAGAAAGCAATTACTCCAGCAGGGGTGAGTAATGGAGGATTGGTTAGAGACGAAGGGGAAGTAGCAGACTGGGCTTCGGTGTGGATATACATAGAAGCAACACGTTTGTTTTATAATGTTAAGCGTAACTACGGGATCACTCGTGAGGCATTCAACGCTAAGTATGATCGTATGGAAGAGTGTGTTGCGTCTGGTATGCAAGCCTCCCAGCTCTGCTTGGTGATCTATAAGATAGACACAGTCGTTGATACGATCTTCTGGCCTGGAGCTGGGCAGATCGTTATGTTTGAGGGTAAGCGTATGTTCAACTCTTACAGAAAGAATGGCGTTAAGCCTTGTAAGGGGTTGGAGGGCGGTGATGGTGATTCGGAAGGTCGTGAGGTTGTTGGGATGTTTCTCAAACATTTAGAGCACCTGATAGACAATGAGGTAGAGCGGGAGATAGTTCTGCACTGGATGATCTTTGTGGTACAGAATCCAGGAAAACGGTTGAATTGGTCTTTGATATTGCAGGGTACGCAGGGTTCGGGTAAGTCATATATAGGCAATGTTATGGCACTACTGTTGGGTAGTAACGTGCAGTCGTTGGATACGGCTACGATCTCAGGGAGGTTTACCTCTTGGGCGACAGGGGCGATATTGAACATTGTCGAGGAGATCAGGATTAGTGGGACGAATCGCTGGGCTATTATGGATAGGATCAAACCTTATATAACGAATGATCAGATTCTTTGTGAAAAGAAAGGTCGAGATGTACAAACGCTACCTAACTTTACATCATACTTACTTTTGACTAATCATAAGGATGCTGTACCGCTGGATGATGAGGATAGACGATACTGTGTGGTCTATTCGAGATTGCAAACGTCCGAACAACTGCATGAATACTTTGGCGGTGCTGAGAAGGTTGAGGAGTATTTTGATAGACTATTCACAATGACTAGGGCGAGACCTGATGCTATTGCTAGGTATTTTATGGACTATAAGTTACCTAGTTCTTTTAAGCCTTTTGGAAGAGCACCAAAGACTGAAGCTAAATCTCAGATGATTGATCTTGCTGTATCAGAAGTTCATCAAGAAGTTGAGGATTTGTTAAGCAGGTTTAAAGATAGTCTCATTACCGATGAGTTTATTGATGTGACACATCTTAATGATGTTGCGTTGTTAAATGGGGAAGAAGTGCCGAAGACTAGATCGCTTTCGTCTGTGTTGTTGGATATGGGATTTAGACCGATTAAGGGCGGGTTTTTTAGGGTCTATAACCCAGATAGGAAGCACAGAGTTTGGGTCAAGGAAGGAATAACTGATGACTTTGCGATTGAAAAGGTTAAGGGAGCGTTGAAGGAGAAGAGATTAGTGTAGTGGTGATAACCTAGACCAATTGATTTTGGTCTAGGTTTTGGGGTTTAATTAAGCGAACAGGTCTTCGTCTATATCTGGTTCCTCATAAAATTTATGCGCATACATATCACCTATGGCTATATCTAACCAACTTCTAATAGAACGATCGTCTTCTTTAGCTAGTTTTTTTATTAATTCATAGGTGCTTAAACTAACGCTAACAACTTTTAATGGGTCACTCATACGGTTAATTCCTTACATATTTGTTTATAGAAATTGTATTTTAATTTAAACTAAAATAAAGTCAATATAAATTTAAGTAAATTAAAACAAATAGCATAGGGCTCAGCACGTTTGAAGGGCGGAAAACCTTAAATAGGACTAATTATATGTCCTGAAAAGCTATATGTCCTATTTTTTGTCCTGTCCCTAAGTTATTGTTTTTCTTTATTTCTTTCTCTTTAAGGATAAAAGGA